GATCCTCGAACTTGATGTTGCTGCCGGTCTTGGCAAGCTCCGCGTTCCGTAGCACGGCGGATAGCAGCGGCAGCTCGCGGGGGCCAATCATGCCCGCCCAGGCGGTCGCCCCGTCCTGGCAAAATGAGCAGCATACCAGCTTGGCGGCGGCACTATCCGGCTTGAGCATGTTGGTCTCGTAATCGAACGTCAGCGGGCCATAGGCCGTTGCCAATGCCCGCAGGCGAGCACGCACCTCTGCGCCTTCCATTACACACTCAATCCGGGATTGTATATCGATAAGCGATTCCGTTTGTGGGGGTGCTTGCTTGGCGAGCGCAAATGCCCGGCGAAGATGCTCCCTGGTCATCCGCATTAGCACGGGGTCTTCGTCCATCCGTGCCAGATACGACGGGTGGTACGATGGGCAAATCCACGCATGGTACGTCGGAGATGAGATAGTCCACCCAGCCCACCGGGACATGGTGCCTATGTCCCGATCCCACTCGGTGGATATCAACGACTGAACGGCGGCGTTGCCAAGAAGAATGATCACCTTCGGTTTGAGTTCTGTAATGGTGCGGAGAAGGTTCGGGCGGCATGCGTTGATAGCTATGTCGGAGATCTCATTCTTTGGTGGGCGACAGATTACACAATTGGTTTTCCAACAATCATCCAGATCGACGTTAATCTCCCGCATTATTCGCCGCAGTAGCTGGCCTGCCTTGCCAATGAGCTGCTTGCCCTGACGATCCTCCTCCTCGCCGGGGGCTTCGGCCACAACCAAAACGCCGTTGATACCCTTGCCCGTGACGGGCATACGGGGCGTGAAGCACGTTCGGCTCAGCCCACACGCACCGCACTGGGGCGATTTCTCGGAGCTGTTCTTTGGGCTCCAAGATGTGGTAGAAAAGAAACCCATTAGTCACTTTCTCCAGGGGCACCACGCATAAATGCTGGGTCTATCCCCACCCGTTCGGGGGAGATGTATGCAATGGTTTTCTTCATTTTTGTCATGATCGCGATCTCCGCACGAACACCAACCGACTCTCGCCATCCAGGCAGCATTAGCACGATCATACTATCACAATGACTTAGAAAATCTCTATCGAACTCGGCCCAGTAATTCCAATCCTTCGGCAATCCGAATTGTGCGATGGGGTGTGAGTGGGCGACGGGACTGAAAATGACATACCCTCGCACCATCAATTTTGCCGCAGCCTCGCATACCGCCAGGAACCTCTGCTCCTGGACGGCGGGGTCGGGGTGGGAGTATGGTGATGCCAAATAGATCATTTCTTACCTTTCGCCGCAGGGGGAATTAATGGTGGAATTGGTTCGGCGGCGGGACGGGGTACAAACACCATTGGTTTGTTTAGCAATTGCTTCTTGATTCGATGAACGGCATATCTGAAGTATATCGGGTCCAGCTCGATGCCAACGAACCGACGATTCATTTGTATGCACGCCACCCCGGTCGTTCCCGATCCCATGAATGGATCGACAACCGTCTGATCCTCCATCGATGCATGAAGGATCATCCATCTCATCCACTTCACCGGCTTTGCACAAGGGTGTCCGTGATCGCCTCCCCCCAATTGCATCTGTACCGAATTAGCATAACACCCTTTGCGAACACGGGGACCATAGAATAGCACTGGATGACAACATGTGAATCCCCGCCGGGATATGCCATTACCAGCGGGGCAGAATACACATCCGATATCATCCGGCTGGGGGTAGCTGAAGCAGCATCGTATGCCTGGTGTCATTACAACCTGGCCAATGTGGGATATACACCATCGAATGATCGGTACACAAACATTGGATATCATCTCCGGTGTGTCATCGATGCCAGAATATCCACCCTTCCGCTTCAGATTAACTCCGTATGGCGGGTCGGTGACCGCAGCGTCCATGTGTTGTTTGATGGTGGGTAGTACATCTAACGAATTGCCCAGGTACAGGACGATTCGACCACCATCAAGAACGACCGGGTTTTGATCTATACCGGAGGCCATTTATTCTTCACCTTCAGACTCGTCCTTGGCTCGCTTGCCCTTCGGTGCTGTTTCCGGCTCGTTGTCCTGGCCCTTAGCGACCAGTGATACGACCACCTTGATGTTGTCGATCTCGATCTTCAACCGCCCGGAGCCGATGATGACGTCGGTAGTCCGCTTCATGATCTCCGACAGAAACGCCGGGTTGATGTCGAAGATTATCGGCTGCCCGGTGTATGTAACCTTCTTCCGCTCCTTGTACCAGCCGCCGTCCTTGCGGGCAGTAATGGTGATCTCACCCTTCTGGATGGCCACCCCGATCCGGGCATCGTACCCGCTCTCATTCATGATCGATGCCCGTCCGATGATATCATCCAGGTTGCCGGGCAGGCTGACGTCCTCCCCGTTTTTGATCTTCAGCAGATCGTCGACGCCGCTATGATATGGCTCGTGGCTCGCCCGGCAGGATACTACCGTGCCGGAACCCAAACGGAAGTGTACCCATCCCTTGCCAATGCACACACGAATCATGGCCATCTTGGTGAGAGCACCGAGGCATCCGGCGGGGATGAGTATCTCGCCGTTGAACCCAGTCGGCCCGTCGGCCCGGAACAGACGGTAGTTGTCGCAGGCCTCAATACGCTCTGGGGTAACATGGACGACGGTGGTGAGGAACTGAGTATCGTCGTTGCCGCAGGTGCGCGCCGCCTGCTGGAGCATGGCTGCGGTGCCATCAACCAGCTTCGACCACTTCTCCGGCTTCGGGACGGTGTCGTAAGGCAGACGAACCTCGGCAGCACATGTAATGCCCGCCGAGCGACGGTTGCCCGTGATGACCACCTCGTTTTCCTGGCGAACGATATCCACCTCGTCGTCGGGAAGCTTCTCGATGGCCTTCATGAGGTCGGCGGCGAGGAGCACACCCTCGAAGTCGACGGGGCTTTCCGCCCGGACGAGAATCTGGTCGTTGAATGCGATCAGGTGCTCGCCGGTAAAGATGAAGCAGTTACTCTGCTCCAGGTTTTCCTTGTTGGAGATGCCTATCGACACCTCCTGCAAGGTCGCCAAAAACGATGCTCGGTTAACTTTCATTCTTCGTTTCTCCTTCTAGGGTATATTTACTATCGTCGGATGGTGGTATCTACAAAACACCCGCACAAAATGCCCTGCCTAGCGGGATGCATTGAGCCACGTGCAAACACCGATCCGCACGGAAATCGGACTCCCGCAGCAGTATCCAATTCAATCGCATAATCCCCATTTCCTTTTCCTTCGGCGTTTGATTCAATCCTAGCATGCCGGTGACATGTGCATTCTTCCGCTTGTCCTCGCTGAAGTTCCCCGCACCGATGGTTTCCTTGTCATAGCTGGCTGCATCCGCCTGCGTCGGTGCCACCACGGCGGCGTGCCATTCTTGGCTGAGCTTTCGCATAGCCTTCCATGTGGAGTTCACCGAGTGGCGGAATTCATCCTTGGTATTCTCCGGTGCCAGGATGTCCGGGTAATCGATGATGATCACCTGTGGTATGAATCCCTCCTCGTACTGCCATTGTTTGAGGATGTCGTTGATCCCCGCCACGTTGATGGAGCTGTTGGCATGCACCGAGATCTTGAAGAATGGTGTATTGCTCGGAATTCCCCGGCCTCGCAGGAACCGTCTGCATGCTCGCCTCGCGTCCCTGTAATTGACCGTGCTGGGGCAATCCTCGTCCGTGTATATCACAGACGCCCGAGGATGGCCTTTTCCGAATTCCGCTTTGTCGGACTCAATCTGCTCTGCGGTTTTCATTTCGATGCTGGTCGGCACCGCAATAGCACCCACCTGCTTCGGCCAAAGCGGAAGGCCGGTCAGGCGAATACCCAATCGAAGAATGATCTGCCGCTCGCTTAGGTCGCCCACCTCGAAGAAGGCCACCTTCTTGCGATCCCGCAACGCACGCATGGCGAATTCCATGCACCAACTGGTTTTACCCCTCTTCTCTGGGCCCTGGACGCCAATGAGCGATTCCGCCGTGAATGCGTCGTTAAGGAACCGGCCCGCATCGCCAGGGAATCTAATTAGACTTGGTGTTTGTTCCGCGAAGGCCCGCTCCCAGGGTGCCCGGTCGTTGAGCGCATCGAACCCGATTCCCTGTCCAAGAGTAATCCCCCGGTAGTCCGAAACGATCCGCTTGGCCTCGGCAGTATCGCCTTGGTCGATGGCTATGTGTACGTCGTTCTGTAATCGATCCAGCGACCGCAATGTGAGATATCCGGAAAGCTCGTCGATCAGATGCGGCACGTTCAATTCCTGCCCGGCAGTATCATACTGGTCCGATAGATGCCCCAGCAATGCATGGATCGATTCCGCCAACGGGGTGAGGAGCGGCTGCTTTTCGGACCATGCATAGTAGATGGCCTCTATATTCCTGCCGGGGGCGTCGTTGTATTTGACCCAGTACTCTTTGCACCATTCGGCCACCTGGCGGAAGTAGTCGGTTTGAAGCAGCCCGAGGTCCATCACCGGGGCGGCGGCAGCGAGGAACGGCTTGCATGTAATTAATGCAGTTAGGAAGGTCCGCTCCAGGTGGCTATCTACTTTCTTTCGATTCATTTGGCTTCCGTGCTCATTAGCGATGGATATATATCGCAGCCCTTAGTCCAGATGACTTCCGTTTGTTTGTTGAATGACGTTCCGCTTTGCTTGCATAGGAATCGGAACGGCAGCCAATCGGCACCAGCGTTCTCGCATACTATCACCTGGCCGGGAAGGTTCCGGCACCATTCTCCGAGCTTCTTGTAATTGATCTGGTCGGACCCGTATACATAGCGTTGGCCCGCAATCTGATATGGCGGGTCCACAAACCAGGTGGCGGAGCCAATGGCACCCACATCGATGGTTTTGTAAGAGGCGTTGTACACCTTCCAATGTTTGATCTTGGTTACGTTGGCAGCGGCGATCTGCCGTCTCTTGGAGGCCCAACTCGCAATGCTACCATCGATGAAATTCTGTTTGCCTCTCGTAGATAACTGCTTGCACGGTGATGATGATGCCATATTGACCCAGAATCCGATAAACCATTTCTCGGCGGGGGATAGATCGAAGTCATCCACGGTCTTGCCCGGCGGGACGATGGGTAGATTCAGAATGTCCTCCGGGCTGGCGTCGATTAGAAATTGGTGGACGGCGGCGATCTTGTCATAGAGATCGTAGAGAATCACATTCCGATCCGGCCACTGGCAGGAATACGCGGCGGCTCCGGCGAACGGTTCGACAATCGTCCGGTAGATGGGTGCCGGATACCTCGCGGCCATCCGGGCTTTCGTGCCAAAATACGGGAAGAGTCGCATCATCCGTCGTTTTGCTCCGTTTCTATTGCCTAAAATCCGTGCCACGTTGGCGCAGGATCGAAAACATAGACCCAAATCGGGTGTCCGTGCCACCCAGGGGCACTTTGCGATCCTGGGGCAACGTCGGCGTTCCGGCCAACCCACTATCGCCCAGTAATAACCACATCGCAGAACTCCCGGAGGCGGGCCACCAACGGCATGCCCCGATCCGGGGTCATTTTGGCCAGCATCTCGTCGTCGGTCATGTTGCTGGTGGCGATGATGGGCCGCTCCCATTCGATCCGGGTGTTGATCAATCCGAATAGCTCGGACTCGACCCGCTCGGTCAGTTTCATTTTGCCAAGGTCATCGAAGAAGAGTATGGGGGCCTCGGCTAGTCCATCGATCCATCCCTCGCCGGTGCCATCGAAGAATCTCCGGGAGCACTCATGGCCGAAGGTAATTGAGCTTACTGCCGAGATGCGAATGCCATCCTGGTGGAGCCGCTGGAGAAGAAGCCATGCCATTCTCGTCTTGCCAGTACGCGCAGGGCCGACGATTAAAATGCCCTTGGGATTTAATTGCCATTCGAGCACCTTGGCGAGGCTGAACTGATCCGGCAAAAGCGACGGGTCTGTTTGGCGGTAGAGTGGAGGGCATATCTCCCGCCATCGGGTAGCTCGCCGCTCCAGCCGCTCCAGTTCCATTCGTTCCCGCTGCAAACGGGCATTCTTGGCACGGCGACGAATGGCATGCTCTTTGAGGGATTGAAATTCGGTGACCAGGTCCGGGTTGTTCTGCCAGAAAACCAACTCGTACTGGTTGATGGAGCAATCTGGGCAGGATAGCACGGTGGACCTGGAAGGTAGCGGCATTCCACAATCGATACATGCGATTGGCATTGCTTACAGCCCTTTCTTCTTGTCGAGCCAGTTAGTGTAATTGGATTTGGCGGCGGGTTTGGCGAGGACCATGAACTTCGGTAGGCGTGCAACCAGAAGATCAATTGGGTGGCCCTCGAAGAACTTTTCGTCGTTGGCGAGGTATACCTGGAACAACCGACGCCCCTTGGCAATGTCTTGGCCTAGCTTTTTCCAAAGATTGTCCATGAGCACCCCATCTTTCTTGGCGAACGGGTATTTGTCTCCATATTTGGCATTCCACATCCGTGTATACATGTCCACGAAGCGAGGAAAGTCTTTCTTGGCCGGAAGTACGCCGCCGCGTTTCGCGGCATTGGTTTTCTGAGGTTTCTCTGAGGTTTCTACTGACGGTTCAGATGCTAGTACGTCGGGGCGCACTAGGGTAGTACGTCGGGGCGCACTACCCCCTTCTTTTTCCGCAGGGTTTTCTTGAGGCCAGTTTTCGATGAGAAGTATATATAAATTAGATGAAAATGCTTTGTTTTTTCGTTTGTGGCTTTCGGATGAAACGAAACCCAAGGAACGCAAATTGTTAATGGTTGTTATTACCACACCCCGGCTCGTTCCACATTTCTCCGCTATTTTGCGGAAGGCCGGGTTGCATTCGTTTTCTGCATTTGCATGATCTGCCAAGGCAATCAACACCAGCCGGTCTATTGCTCTTAGGTTGGCACTTCGTGGTATGCAGAAAACGGCAGACATTGTTTTGATGCTCATAAATTCATTCCTCTCTGACGAAGTTTGCTTCTGATATGAGCAACGCTCCAAAGATGTGTCCCTTTAATTCCATTACAACGCATACAAAGGGTTTGGAGGTTTTTGGGATGGCTGGTTCCCCCTTTTGATATTGGGATGATGTGATCAATGCAGATGTTTTCGGTTGCCCCACAAACCACACATGGTTTATATATTGTGGATCGGATGGTTTTTCCGCTTACTTTTCGGGGGTTCGGTCCTTTGGCTTCATTCTCTTTGCGCCTGACTTCCTGTTTCTCCTCCATGCGACGGATGCTATTGATGAGAGTGTCTATTATTTGTTTCGTTGTTGTGATTTGTCGTTCCTGCCAGGCATTCTGCATATATGTAATAATTTCATGGAATTCCATGTCATGCATCATGTGGCTGAGATCACACAGTGCTGTTAGAATGGCAGGCTCTTTTTTCCTTCGCACCCGAACGTATTTGTATTCATATTCGTTTTCCATGCATGGTTTCTTTGTATAAACAAAAACCAGGCAGCTACGGTCATGCGGGCCGGGTGGCCCCGTAGCTGCCTGGTTTGAATCGAATCATTGATACAGGGCATGACTCCTGCTAATCACTATTCACTTGTAAATACCACGGCCAATCTACCAACGCGGCAGATCTCCGTCAAGAACGAAAACCCAACTCTCTCCGGATACTATCGGCCTCTTCCGGCGTGAATTCGCCGGGTTGTTTATCGAATCCGGAAAGCACCTCGGTCTCGCCAGGAAACGCCCCCAGCCATGTGGCTAGCTCCAATGCCCGCTTTTGAGCCACCGGCTCCGGGTCGAAGAGAATGAATCTCCGTTTGAATCGCCGCAGCTTGTTGGCTTGTTCCTTCTTCCAATCGATTCCGAACGTTGCAATCGCTCCCGGACCCAGCCGCCACGACCCTGTTACGCCCTCAAGAACGATGGCATCATCCCCCGCTTTGTGCAAGCCGTACAGAAGCCCTTTGGGATCCTCTAGCATTTCGTTGTTGGGGGTGAATCTGTATTTCGGTTCGGCCTTGGTGAGAATGCTCCTGCCCTGGTACGCCACAATCCCCCCGGTTTCGTTATGGACAGGAATGATCACTCGCCAATTCCATATGCCGCTTAGGTGTTGGGTGCCTTGCAGCCCCCATTCGCGGGCTAGTGCGGTGGGGTCGAACCCCCTGGCCCGCAGGTATCGTCGGTGCTGGGATACCATTGCCCCGCAGCCGGGTGGTGGCGGGAGTTCTTTGTTCCGCTCTCTCGGCTCTTCGTGGGTGTGGGAGCCTTTGGTCTTATGCTTGGCAACGGCGGCAGCAATGATAGATTGATCATTAGTCCGCAGCAGAATGCCGATAACCTTCCAGAGATCTTTCCGCCCACACTTCCAGCAGTTGAAGTACCCCCATTCCAGATTGAATCCGAGATGCCATTGCTGATGATCGCCGCAGAACGGACAATCCAATTGTACCCAACCAATGCCGCAGTGCTCGTTGCCTGCGGTCATGTATGGTATCCGATGCGACTGGCAGAATTTAATTACGTCTAACATCGCGATGCCCTTCGGCATCCTTGTACATCTTGTCCAGGTCGATCCAGTCGTTGGCATATGCCTGCATGAGCCGGAGTGCAGCGGCCTTCATGGTTGTGTTTTTGCGGTAGCAGGCCTCCTTAAACCGGGCCTTGGCGGGGACCGGGATGTCCCAGAGCATAAGGTTGGTTAGATGCTTAGGTGCATTTTTTGTTGGCGGTCTTGGCATTTCCATTACCCTTCAGAAGTTCGTCCATAATGATCATCGGCACCGTTGCCGCCCGCCCGCCGTCTATTATCTTACCCACCACATCCCGCTTGGCTTCGATGAGCTTGAGTATGCTCTCCTCGATGGTGTTGCGGGCCACCATATACCTAATGCTCACATGGTCCGCCGTTTGCCCGATGCGGTTGATGCGGTCCTCCGCTTGGTCGTGCTCAGCGGGGGTCCACCCCAGTTCCAATACGAGCATGTCGCTGGCGGCATGGAGTGTAATACCCTCTCCGGCGGCTTGTATGTTGCCGAGGAACAACCGGCATTGGGGGTCCATCTGGAAGCGGTCGACCGCCCTGAGCCGGTTGGTGGTGCTTACCTGCCCCGTAACCACGGCGGCATGGGGGAAGGCCTCGGTAAGACGGTCGATGATGGAGTGATGTATACCAAAAACCACCAGCTTGTTTTGGGTATCCTCCAGCCATTCCGTTATGTACTCAACGGCCCGGTACACCTTGCCCTCGGCGGCAAGGTGCTTTAATGCTCCCAGTTTGACAACGGCCTCGGCCCGCGACGCTCGTATGGCGGCGTCGCTACCTTTTTTCTTGGCCAGCCATTGGATGAAGTCCTTCTTGGCCTTCTCGTAGTCGGCCCGGTTGTCGATGTCCACCGGTATGATGGTGCGGGTTTTGAGCGGCAGCTCCTTGAGTACCTCGGTTTTCATACGGCGGATCATTATGCGGCTTACTTGTTGGTGCAGCTCCTCGGTATTGCTTGCCCCGCTAAAATCCCAGCCCCGGCCCCGGAAGGCCCGCTTGGGGGCGCAATAGCGGAATGCATATCGCCACCATGAGGGGAACTGTTTGGGCTCGATTATTTGTAGCACCGGGAAGAACTCGGCGGCACGGTTGGTTATGGGCGTGCCGCTTAGAGCTATGATGTGCTCCGTAGTCTTGGCAAGGCCGGTGCATGCCCGCGTGCGTTTGGCCGTCCTGTTTTTGATGCGCTGGCACTCGTCGATGATGATCACCTTGGGGGCCATAAGCTTCAGGGTATCCGCCCAAAACCGCAGGATGTC